GGACTGGATCATTAAGTGCTTCTGCTGATATATCAGGAGTGACAGGACCAACAGGAAAACAACTACAATTTAACGTAGCAATGCAGTTTGGTAGTGATGGTATTGATTACCAAACATGGAGATATGTTGGTAATAATATTTTATCAACAAATGTATTTGGTTTAGATTTATCTTCTACTAGCACAGCTGGAGGTCAAGCTTATAAAAAAGCAACCGATATTCTTTCAAACAAAGATAGATACGATTTCAATATTATATCTACTCCTGGAATATTAAGTAAAATTCATGGTGGTGTTACTAACCAAACACTAAACATGGTTGAAGAAAGAGCTGATGCCATATATGTAATGGATTTAACAGAAATTAATGATGCTGTTAATACAGCAGCTAACCTAACCTCAGGACTAGATACTAGTTATTCCTCAGTATATTATCCATGGGTACAAATGGTTAACACAGATAATGGTGCTCCTGAATATTTCCCACCTTCAGTAGTAATACCATCTGTATACCAGAGAAATGATAATATTGCTGCTCCATGGTTCGCACCAGCAGGTTTAACAAGAGGTGGAATACCAGGTGTTATTCAAGCTAAAAACCCATTGACAAAAACTGAACGTGATATTTTATACCAAGAAAGAGTTAACCCAATCGCTACATTCCCAAACCAAGGTGTTGTAGTATTTGGACAGAAAACACTACAAAGAGCTGCTTCAGCACTTGATAGAGTAAATGTTCGTAGATTGTTGATTAACCTTAAGAAATTTGTTGATGCACAATCTCGCTTCCTAGTATTCGACCAAAACACTTCAGCAACACGTCAACGTTTCTTGAACCTAGTTAACCCATATCTACAAAGTGTACAAGATAGACAAGGTGTTTATGCATACCGAGTAGTAATGGATGAAAGTAATAACACACCAGATGTAATTGATAGAAATGAATTGGTAGGTGCTGTATTCATTCAACCAACTAAGACAGCTGAATTCATCAAGATTGATTTCAACATTCAAGCAACTGGGGCACAAATTTAATTATTAGATATTTATAACAAACACATAAAACACAGATAAAAATGGCAGTATTAAGCTCAGCAGCAGGCGAATTATTTTTTCAAGCGTTTGAACCTAAAGTAGCAAATAGGTTTGTGCTTGTTATGGATGGAATTCCCTCATACCTAATAAAAGGATTTAAAGCTCCTACTTACACAGCAGGAACTATTGTAATGGATCATATCAATATTAAGCGAAAACTAAAAGGTAAAGCTGATTGGTCTGATATGTCATTTACAATGTATGATCCTATCACTCCTTCAGGCGCTCAGTCAGTAATGGAATGGGTAAGATTACATCACGAATCAGTAACCGGTAGAGATGGTTATTCTGATTTCTATAAGAAAGATCTTACTATCCAAACACTAGGACCTGTAGGTGATATTGTTAGTGAATGGGTGTTGAAAGGAGCATTAATTAATAGCGCTGATTTTGGCCAATACGATTGGGCTACAGAAACACCACTTGAAATTTCAGTAACTGTAGCCGTTGATTACTGTGTATTGAATTTCTAATACAAATTAAATATTCTAAACTAAGTGCCCAAGAAATTGGGCACTTTTTTATTTCACGTATATTTATATATAGACAATTTAAAATAATAAAATATGGAAAACCAAGTTGTGCAACCAACAAAAAGTTATGATTTCCCAACAGAAGTTATATCTTTACCTTCAAAAGGTAAACTTTACCCATCCACCAATCCTTTATCAAGTGGTACGGTAGAAATGCGCTATATGACCGCGAAACATGAGGATATACTGACGAACGAAAGTTTTATCAAGAGTGGTGTGGTAATAGATAAGCTGCTTGAAGCTCTCGTTGTTTCTCCGGTAAATCTCGATGATTTACTTATTGGAGATAAAAACGCTCTATTAGTAGCAGCACGTATTTTAGGATATGGTAAAGATTATACCTTTAAATTTCAACCAGTATTATCTGATACAGCAGAAGAAGTAACTATAGATTTAGCTGAATTAAGTGATAAGGAATTAGATGAGTCTTTATTGGTTGAGGGTCAAAACAAATTTGAATTTACTACTCCTGTTAGTAAAAAATTGATTACATTTAAACTTCTTACCCAAGGCGATGAAAAAAAGATTGATGCTGAGGTAAAAAGCATTAAAAAACTATATAAACAATCATCTCCCGAAGCCTCAGTCCGTCTAAAACATACTCTCACATCAGTAGATGGTAATGATGATCCTAAAGTTATTAGGGATTTTGTTGATAACCATTTACTAGCCCGTGAAGCTAGAGAATTAAGACAATATATTAATAGAATCAGCCCAGATGTTGATTTAAAATTTAATTATGAGGGGGACGGATACACAGAGGAGGGTGTATCTATCCCCCTCGGGATTAGCTTTTTTTGGCCTGACGCCGGAGCATAGAATGGCAACATACAACCAGATCCATGAAATAGTGTTTCATGGAAAAGGTGGGTATGATTGGAATACTGTTTATCATATGCCTGTATGGTTAAGAAATTATATATTTAATAAAATTAAAGATTTCTATGATAAACAAAATGAACAACAGGAACAACAATCTAAAGTTCCTTCTAATGCACCTAGAGGACCGGGTGTAAAAAGCATGAAAAATTACACAGGTAAACCTACCTATACCTCAAAGGCGCCTAGTAAATAGGTGCCTTTACTTTTGTAACCATTAAATATTTATTGGTGTAAATTATATTTGGAATGACTCCTGAAGAACAATTAAAACAATTATTAGATAAATTACAATCTATAACTGGTAGGAATGCTTCCATGGATCCTAATCAAGTAAAAGATTTTGCTGCTGCTATTGATAAAGTAACCAAAGCTATTCAAAGAGCAGAAATGGCAGCCTCAGAATTAGCAGATGATTTCCGCACTACCACAGAAACATTAAATGCTGCTTATAATTCATTAGAGGGAGTTGATAAATTATTAAAACAATCACTCCGCTCAGAATTTAAAAAAGTAGATGCAACTGTAAAAAGTATAAGAAATACTCATCAATCATTACTTAAAGGTTATATTGATGAAAAAGAGGTATTAAAGAATATTAGTAAAATAAACACTAGTATTAATAATATAAAATTAGATAATAAACAACTTGGTAAAGAAGAAATAAAAGATTTATTAGAAAGTTTAGACTATACTAAATCTTTAGCTGAAAACCAACTAGCTATATCTCAATATAGTAAAGCTTCCACAGAAAATATAAATAAATTTGCTAATTTATTATCTGAAATTCCTATAATAGGTAAATCACTAGCTGAACCCTTTAGAGATGTATCTAGTGAAATATTAGAAAATACAACAAGACAACAAGCTTTAAATCTTCAACTAGAAGCTTACAAACAACAACAAACTGATATAGAAAGATTAGTAAGAAATGATGCTAGACTAAATGCTAAAACTATTGAAGGTCTTAAAAACCAAGCATTTGGTTTACGAGGAGTTAGTGATGAAACTAAACAATTAGTATTACAATTAGAACAATTACAAAACCAATCCGCAGAAACTCAAGCAGAATTAGATGCTATTCCTTCATCCTTAGATATTATTTTAAATAAAATTAAAAAAGTATCATTACAAGGTTTAGCTATTGGCATTCTAACTAAAGCGTTTATGACATTAAAATCAGCTATTATAGAAATAGACGACCAATCTACACAGTTAGCTCGTAGTTTATCTATATCTAAACAAGAAGGTGTAGAATTACGTAATACATTTAATGATATAGCTAGAGATTCATCATTAACTACTAAAGAATTAGTTGAAGCCCAATTAAGTTTTACTAAACTAACAGGGATAGCAGTTAAATTATCTGAATCTAATGTTAAAGCATTAGCTGAATCCAAAGATTTAATAGGATTAAGTGAAAATGCTCAAAAAGGATTAATAAGTTTTGCTGAGACTACTGGTGAAGAATATAATAATATAAATAATACAATACTAGGTACATCTAAAATAACCCAATTACAAAATGGGTTAATAATGGACCAAAAAGAAATTATAGATGCTGTACTAAGCACATCAAATCTCCTTAGAATACAATTTGGTAATAATGTTGAAGAAATAACAAGAGCTGTTGTTGAAGCTAAACGTTTAGGATTCACCCTCCAAGATATAGAAGGTGTACAATCTAATTTATTAAATTTTGAATCATCAATTGCTGCTGAACTAGAAGCTGAATTATTAACTGGCAAAGAATTGAATCTAGAAAGGGCTAGATATTTTGCTTTAACAGGTGACATCAGAGGACTAACCCAAGAAATAAATAAAAATATAGGCAGCTCAGCTGATTTTGAACGAATGAATGTTATTCAACGTGAAGCATTTGCCAAATCACTAGGATTCTCAGCTGAAAAATTATCTGAAATATTACTTACTCAAGAACAAAATGATGCTATTGCTAAATCTCTTAATGGTAGACAAGCTGTAGCTGATGCTTTTAGACGGGCTGAATTAGATATGAATGCTGAAAACTTGGCTCTTCTTATATCACAGGGAAAAATAGATAAAGATGTAATAAACAGTTTAGGTGATAAAGAACGATCATTAGTAGGTCAATTATCAATGCAACAAGAATTTAATAGAGCAGTAGAAAATCTAAAAGAAATTTTTGTTAGTTTAATGCAAGGACCTGTAGGTTCTTTTATTACTGGTATGACTGGTCTATTAAATAGTATCAATAATGCTCCTTGGGTTAAAATGATAACAGGTCCTGCAATGCTTGGTGGGTTGTTAGCATCTATAGGATTATTAGCAGCGGGAATGATTAGAGGATCTACTCCCTTTACTCCTATGTTTACTAGAGACATAACATCTGCTGCTAGCAGACCAGGTTTAATGGGTCCAATGAGAAGAAATGTAGGTAGGGGATTAATGGGGGGAGGAATTGCTGGTTTAGCAGGAATAGGAACAACTATGGCTACTAACGCTCTCACAGAACAAGGAAGTGGAGCTAATATAGCAGGTAATACAATAGGTCAAGCACTTACTATGGGAGGAACAGGAGCCATGATTGGATCTATGATAGCCCCAGGTATAGGAACAGCAATAGGGGCTGGGTTAGGTGCTTTAGCTGGAGGAATAATGGGGTATATGGATGCTACTCAACCCCAATTAGCCGCAGGTGGTATTGTAACAGCCCCAACCCGCGCTTTAGTAGGTGAAGCTGGATCTGAAGCTGTAATACCATTAGATGCTTTCTATCGTAAATTTGATGAATTAATATCTGAAACTAAAGCTATCTCAAACATGCGTATACAACTCGAAACCGGTGTAATAGCAGGTCATATGACAAATGGTGGTACAAAAACAGGCTAATCTTATATTTCACTATATTTATAATAAACAATTAAAACATAACAATCATGCCAAGCTTATTAGACGTTTATGGACAACAAGGACCTACATTCCAACAAGGATTAGACGGACAACAATCCCAAGGAGTTAATGGTAGTACTCCATCTACAAATATTTATCGACCAAACTCTCCTTCATATCAATCACCTGTTGAGGTAAGTGTATTTCCTTACCAAGGAGATGAGACATATAGCCCAACCTCAACAGTTGCCCCTCCATCAGCTCAAGGGTATAATATGGGTCATTATTAATATCCTTAGGTTAGGAGATGAATGGCTATAACACTAGCAAACTACTACGAACAGTATGCCGATGGTAATACTACTGGTCTGTATTCACAGCCTGGTGGTTATACCATTCCTAACCCTAATGATCCTAACAATAATAATGCTGCTAGGTATCAATCACCTGGTGGTACATTAAACAATAATCCTGCCCCATTAATTACCGTTCCTGTAACAAAAGGAGCCATAGGTGATAGTGGTGAAGGATTACTTTCTGCTATCGCTGGTGGTGGATTGGGATCCCTAGCCACAGGATTTGGTGGTGATGCTTTAGGAGTATTAAATGATGCTTTAGGAGGTGTGTTTGAAGATTTAGCCGCTGGAGCTAAAGATGCTGCTCGTATTAGCAAATTCTTTTATTCAACCCCAGAAGGTATAGCATTCAATTTAAAGCAAGTTGGGTTACAAGCTATGAATACCAAAATTCCACATGGTGGGCCTAATGGTGGTGATAGTTTCTTAGGTAAAGCAGCTAATGATCCTAGAATATATAATTTAGGTGTTAATTTACTAGCCCAAGTACCATTAGAAGCTATTGATATTCATATTGAGAGACATGGTGCTTATCCTACATTCCAAGAATACCCAAATAATGAAGGAGTATATTCACAATATTACAGTGAAAAAAATAATGAGGCTGGAAGCAATATAAGTGAATTAATCCCAAACAACAGATTAATTGAGTTAAGTGCTAATCCTGTAGATTTATATGGAGAATGGTTTAGTTATGGTGGTGGCCCTAAATCTATATTTGGTATAGGTAATACATCACATAGAAGATGGACAGTATCAGATAATGACCCTTCAGGTTCTACAGGAGTACAACCCAAACCACTTCCTGATATAGATACTACTCCAAATCCTTACACCATCCCTATTATTTCTTCCACAGCATTATCTGGTCTACCTAAGAATTTAAAGGAACTACAGGTAGAAGGATTAGATATAACAATAGGAAAAGGTATGGGAAGGGTTGGGAATAGAACAAAGGATGAACGAAAAAATATACTAAATCAAAAAGTTCAAACCAGAGATATAGTTAATTATACCCCACTACAAAAAGCTATATCCGAAGATGCTATCGAACAATTAGAATTAGAACAAGACCTAGTAAATTTTCGTTTTGAATCTATAGATAATGATAATCCTGAAAAGTCTATATTTATCATATTCAGATCATTTTTATCATCTATTACTGACAATTATTCCCCAACATGGAATCCTTACAAATATTTAGGTAGAGGTGAAAAAGTGTACACATACTCTGGATTTGATAGATCTATATCTTTTAGCTTTAAAACAGCGGTGCAGACTAGAGAGGAAACCAAACCGATTATACAAAAACTAAACTTCTTAGCATCCAATACTGCACCAGATTTCAACTCAGCTGGTAGAATGAGAGGTTCATTTATGAAACTTACTATTGGAGATTATTTTGTATCATTACCTGGTTTTATATCTTCACTAACATATACCATAGATGATAACACTCCATGGGATATAGCATTATATAAAGACTATGATGATGATGAAAGACAATTACCTCATATTATAAATGTGCAAGTATCATATACTCCAATCCATGATTTCTTACCAAGAAAAGGAACAAATAATGTGCATTATATGTTAGGTAAACAAGATCCTTGGATAACATCGCTTCCGAATGTAGAGGATGATTGGACAAATCCTGTTCCACCCCTTTCCGGAAGAAACACAGAAGTTGACCCTGGTAGGATTAATGAAGACCCTTTACCTCCTCCAGCATTAGTATTACCTTCAAATACTAGAACACCTATATTAGAAATCCCACCAGAATCACAAACCCCCACTGGTGATTTTGAACCATCTAATATTGATAATTTCTTCTCTCTCC